GGGCTTTCCCATTGGCGCGAACGGCTCCGTCAAAATACCTGAGTGGCTGCAAAACACGAAAATTAAGATTGGCTTGACCGAGTATCAAATGGGGGTCGGTGGCCTACATTCATGCGAGAAGTCGCGTAGCGTTGTGGTCAGCGCCGACGAAATGCTGTGCGACTTCGACGTGGCCAGTTACTACCCGAGCATCATATTGATGTTGCGTCTGTTCCCTAAGAAGATGGGGAAGGACTTTTTGAAAGTTTATCAGAGCATTGTCAGTCGCAGATTAGAGGCCAAAAAGCGCGGAGATAAGCTTGTCGCTGATACATTAAAGATTGTTGTCAATGGTTCCTTTGGTAAGTTGGGAAGTAAGTATAGCGCATTATATGCGCCTGAATTGATGATCCAAACGACGATTACAGGCCAATTGTGTTTGCTCATGCTAATTGAACGGCTCGAAGCGATTGGCGTTAAGGTCATCAGCGCGAACACGGATGGCATCGTCGTCTTGTGCAGTAAAGAATTGTCGGACGAAATGGACAAAGTGACTTTCACCTGGATGCTTTACACGTCTTTTGAGTTGGAAAGGTCGGACTATTCCGCACTACATTCCCGCGACGTGAACAATTACATTGCCGTCAAGACGGACGGAAAGACAAAGCGCAAGGGCGCGTTCTCTGAGCCTACGCTGGCGAAGAACCCCGAGTTCACGATTGTGACCGATGCCGTAGCAGAATATCTGAGCAAAGGCACGAGCATTGAAAAGACGATTGGCGATTGCCGGGACATTCTCAAATTCGTGACCGTCCGCCGCGTCGATGGCGGCGGGAAATGGCGGGGCGAGTTTCTGGGGAAGGCTGTGCGGTTTTATTATTCTTCTAAAGTTTTGCGCAGCGAACATATTGCCTACGCCAAGAACACCAACAAGGTTTCACGATCTGATGGCGCAAGGCCGCTGATGACGTTGCCAGAGGCGTTCCCGAGCGACGTTGACGTGTTCCGCTACGTCGAGATGGCGCGGGCGGCCCTGACCGACCTGGGAGTGCGCAGTGCTTGAAAAAGAGATTGAGAAGGCGCTAGTCAAGCGGGTCAAGGAACTCGGCGGCCTTTGCGAGAAGTTCACGTCTCCCGGACGGCGCTCAGTTCCCGACCGCATCGTAACTCTGCCGGGCGGGCGGATCATCTTTGTCGAGTGCAAAGCGCCAGGCAAAAAACCAACCGAGTTGCAGTTGCGGGATCACGAACGTCGGCGTAATCTAGGCTGCGAAGTTATTATAATAAATGATATGGATGACGCCCTTGCTTTCTCGTAATGATCTGCACGCCTATCAAAAAAGATGCGTCGAGATCATCAAGGACAAGCGACGTTGCGGCCTGTTTCTTTCTATGGGCCTTGGAAAAAGCGTGTCTGTTTTAACAGCCGCTTCGGATTTGATTGAAAGTTTTTTGGTCAAAAAAGTTCTTGTTGTAGCTCCGTTGCGTGTAGCCAATAGCGTTTGGGCGCAAGAGGCAAAAAAATGGGCCCATTTGAATCATTTGAAAATATCGGTTTGCACAGGATCGGAAAAGAAAAGATTGCAAGGGCTTATAATCGACGCGGATGTGTATGTAGTAAATAGGGAAAATGTCGTTTGGCTTGCTGACCATTTTAAAAACAAATGGCCCTTCGACATGGTTATAATTGACGAAAGTAGTTCTTTTAAAAACGCCTCGACCAAACGCTTTAAAGCCCTGAGAAGAATTATTCCCCACACGTATTATATGACGCTCCTTACAGGAACGCCTTCGCCAAACAGCTTGTTAGACATTTGGGCTCAAATGTATCTCATTGACTTTGGGCAATCACTTGGTCGAACAATGACGGGATATAAGCAGCGCTTTTTTGAGCAAGATTACATGGGCTATAAATGGACTATAAGGCCCAAGGCCGCTAAAACAATACAAAATCTTATTGCCCCGTCTGTTATTCATATGAGCGCCGAGGACTATCTTGATTTGCCAAGCAGGATAGACGTTGTCGAATATGTAGAAATGCCCGCAACGGCGCAAGACAAGTACGATGAGTTCGAAAAAACGTTGTTGGCGGAATTGGACAATGGCGAGGAGGTCGAGGCCATTACGGCGGCGGCGCTGGCAAACAAGCTGCTGCAATTTGCCAACGGTTCTCTTTACACCGGTGATTCGGGGGCATGGTCGGCGATCCATACGGCCAAACTGGACGCCTTAGAGGAGATCGTTGAAGACAATCCCGATGAGACAATTCTCGTTGCCTATAACTACAAATTTGACTTGGAGAGATTGAAGAAAAAATTTCCACATGCAGAAGTTTTAGACAAAAAACAAGACACGATTGACAGATGGAACCGAGGCGAAATAAAAATGCTTCTGGCGCATCCTGCTTCGGCAGGGCATGGTCTGAACCTTCAGGACGGGGGCGCGCTTGTCGTATGGTTTGGATTGACATGGTCGTTAGAGTATTACCAACAGTTCAATGCCCGACTGCATCGACAAGGCCAGACGCGCCCCGTCCGAATAGTTCATATTGCGTCAAAGAATACTATTGACGAGCGTGTCTTGCGCGTCCTTTCCCAAAAAGACGCGACCCAAGGGGAACTTCTTAAAGCTCTGAAACAAAAACAGAAACAAGATGTTTTGGAAAACATCTAATTGACGAGGTAAATATGCGGTTTCTTTTTACGATGAATATGGGATCTTCTCAGGATCATCTGGTGCATCAGGTCATTGCCGACCATTCGTCAGCGAGCTTGCAAGAGTTGCAAGAGCATATGCACGAAAACGACTTCATCTGTGTTCGCCAGTTCTACACCAGCCTGAACCCTCACACGAAGCAACGCACATGGGCCGACCGAGGCGAGATCCTTTTGGCCGTTGAGCACATTGGAAAGGTTCAGGTCTATCTGGAAAGAATGCCGGGATGAAGAACAAACTGACGGACGAGATCGTCGCGGCATGGAACGCGGGTCTTTCCAGCTATGAAATTTCGGACAAGCTGAACATAACGCGCGGGACCGTGATGGGTATCGTGTCCCGGTCGCGCAAAAGAGGCGTCTATGTGCAGAGCCGACCGTCAAAAAGGCGGCCGACGCCTGTTAAAGAAACAAGGCCCGTCGAGGAAAAGAAAATACGAATAGTGGGAGCGCCTCGTTTCAACCCCTGGGAGGGTTCTGCGATGCCTACGGAAATGAAACGAATATGGAACGGGGAGCCGAAAATACTGGCAGATTTGGCCCGAAACGAGTGTCGATTCGCGGTTAATGACGCCGCCCAAGGCGAGCCGCATCTGTTCTGCGCCGCGCCGACGCCCGTAGGCGATTGGGTATGTGCCGGCCATCGGAAGATTGCTTATTATCGCGCCAAAGAGGATGAGGCGAGACATGAACGACGAAATGCGTAAGCTGTTAGAGGAACGCGAGAAAACGCACGGCGAATTTTTTGATGTGGCAATGGTCAGCCAGAGCATAAAAGACGCGCTGCGGAAGGCCGATAGCTGGTATGCAATGGAGGATATTTCTCGCGAAGCCCTTGATATGATTGCATCCAAGATGTCACGGATAGTCAATGGAGATCACAGTTTCGTCGATCATTGGGTTGATCTCGTCGGATATGCGTCGTTAGTTGTTGACAGGCTTCGCAAGAACTCCTAAGAACTGATTCGTGAGCAATCATTGAGGTTGATATGGATACCTACCTGCTTTGGGCGGTGCTTGTCGCCGTAGGGTTCGCGTTAGGGGCCGGTGCAGCAAACGCCATTAGCCCGATCATCAAAAGGAAATAGACATGCGAGACTTGTTCGAAAAATTCTATGCCGACGCGGATGCGGCAATGCAGGAACGGTTTGCGACCGTCACCAAAGCTAATGACGAATATAATAAGGTCATCAGCGAAGCATACAAAAAAGAGCAGCAAACACTAGACGAAAAATGCCGGAATCTGTTCGACGTGATAAACATTCGCGTTGCCCGGATGCTCGGAGAGCCATTGCCCTCCGAGAGTATTGTTGTGGAAATGGAAAAGGTCGTCGAGGAAATTACAAAGTCGGCGACTCAACAGGAGGTAGAACGTGGTAACGATTGACAAGAATGTGCCGTTCCCGTCAGCCAGGAACGAGCGACGGCCTATGAAGTATCCCTTCGATCAGCTCGAAGTGGGAGATAGTTTTGTTATCCCCATTCATTTTACGGGGGATAAAAAGATTGACAAAAACCGGAGCGTTAGCGTTTCGGTTTCGATCCTGAAGGCTAAGAAGCAGTTGGGTTTTAAGTTCGCGTCTCGCACCGTAGAGGGCGGAAAGCGCGTCTGGCGCACGGCTTGACACATTAAAGGGGGCGATAAAGCCCCCTTTCTTTAAGATGCAAATTGATATGGGATATTCAAATGACCATGAAAGAAAACGAAAAATTGTCCGTTACC